ATGTAAACACTATTGCTAATGCTACTACTGATACTGATAAGTTCCTAGTCTCAGACACAGGGATTATTAAATACCGTACAGGCGCAGAACTCCTCACAGACATTGGTGGTCAGGCGGCTGGTAACTATGTTACTCTTGACACTGCTCAAAGCATAACAGGTGTAAAGACCTTTAATTCTGGGTCATTGATTTTAGCAGGAAATGGAACGGCAAGCCCTACCATTATTCGAAATACTAGTGGCACTACAGGAACTACTGGAGGGTTTAATACTATCGGATTTAATTCAAACAATAACATCTTTGTAGACACCACCAATAGTGGAGGCTTTATTTTCGACTTCAATAACACTGTATCGAATAGAACCTATACGCTACAAAATGCTTCAGGAACTTTAGCTTTCACTAGCCAGATTCCTACTGTTGTAGGTGTGTACCTTCCCCTAGCAGGTGGAACTTTAACAGGTGCTTTAAATGGTACTAGTGCTACCTTTAGTGGAACAGGATATTTTGGTGGTGCAACAACTGCAAGTGGCTTAACTGGAGCATCTGAATTAATTGTTCAAAATGAAATAGGTATTCAAAATAGCGACACAACAGGTCCTTATTTGAGGATGGTGATGGGTGGTTTAAATCAAAATATTACTTTTGTTACTGGGGCATTTAGTGGAACAGAGCCTAATTTATTATTTAGTGTAGGTGGCGCAACAAGATTAACACTAGCCTCCACAGGAGCGGCTACCTTTAATCTAGGTTCAGGGGAAATGAGATTAAATAGAACTGGAACCTCTGAATATTTAAAATTAAATACATATTACTTATTAACCGATGGAAATGACCAATTACTAGGTTCAGTTACTGGGGCGACAAATATATATGCTGGTAATGGTGTTTCTCCACGACTAACAATCACCTCAGGAGGTAACGTACTGATTGGAACGACAACGGATTCGGGAATAAGATTTTTTGTTCAAGCTGCAAATACTAATTGGACATCTATTTATGATAATACTGCAAGCGGTGCTAATGGTTTGTTAATTCGTTTAGTTGGAGGAAGCCAGGGTTTCTATTATGGTGCTTATGATGGGGGAGCATATAAATTTTATATAAATGGTTCTGGTGTTGTTCATTCAACAAGCACCTCAATAGTTGCAATTTCTGATATTTCATTAAAAACAAATATTAGAGATTTAGACAAAGGATTAAAAGATATTTTACAATTAAAGCCAAGAAAATTTGATTGGAAAAATGGAGACGGAATAGATAATTTAGGCTTTATCGCTCAAGAAATAGAAAAAGTTTTTCCTGAGTTAGTCTCTGAATTTAAATATAACCAATTTGAAACTAAAAAAGCATTAAAAATGGGGGATTTAATACCTTCACTTGTAAAGGCAATTCAAGAATTAAAACAAGAAATAGACACTTTAAAAAAATAACTTATGAAAACAATCGAACCTGTCCAAATCTGGGACAACGGACAAGTACTAGAGGCAACTATATTAAATGCCTATGCTGTGAATGTTACACTAGGAACAAGTGCGACATTCTATTATCAGCTATTTTCTCAAACAGTTGAGGGGAATGTATCTCAACAAGTGGCACAAGGAAACTTGAGCATGACTGGTGAAGCATACGCTCAATGGGAAGTGGACTCCTACGCATGGGACTGGATAGCAGCACAGCTGAACCTAACCATCACTGGTGACTATGCACCACCATCTCCTGAGCCTACTCCGACTCCTGAAGTTGAAGAGGTTATTGCAGAAGAAGGAGAGATTGTTTAGCTTTACGAAACTTAAATCAAATTAAATATGGAAATCAAGAAAAAGTACAAAGACCTCAACCTCCTAGTGGGTTCAATCAATGCAGTCATTGGTGGTCAGGAAACAAAAATCCAGAAGAAGCTCTTTAAAATCTATGAGAAGTTCAAGTCTCATCATGAGGCCTATGGCGCTCAGCGTGATGAGTTTCGATTGGACAACGCAGCAACTGACGACAAGGGCATCTTGCTGTTAGACGAAAAGGGAGAATACAAATTCAATAAGGAAGGGCTTAAAAACCTGACCAAAAACATTCAAGACCTGAATGAGAAAGAATTTGATTTCAAGCCTATTGAAGTTATCAATACAAATGGTCTAGAGGGATTTCTATTCCTCAAGGATTGGACTACAGGGATTCCATTTATTGAAGAGCAGGAAGAAGAATTGTAATGGAAATTCGTAAAATATCAATAGGGCCTGACTACAAAAGCAGTGCTATGCACTACATTGTAGGACAGAAGGTTCTAGGTGATAGCAACGAAATCCATTTAATTAGAGTCAACTCTGATAAGAATTCTATTCAAATCTTCATTATAAACGAAAAGTTAGAGGTGGTACTCTGGAAGGAGTTCACCTCTACTATTCCCGTTTCTATTGAATATAACATAAATATCTAATGAGGTCTCCGTTCTATTTCATAGCAAAACCTGTGAATGGAAAGCGGTACGATAACACCAAAGAGATAGGAGGGATTGATTTTATTGTTAGTACCTCTGAAGAGGACCACAAGTTCTCCAATCGGTTTGCAGAAGTCGTTGAGCTTCCATTGCAATATAAGGGCCCAATTGATATTGGAGACACCCTACTAGTACACCACAATGTCTTTAAGTTTTACAACGATATAAAGGGTCGTCAGAAGAGTGGCAAGTCATTCTTTAAAGATGACCTTTTCTTTATTGAGCCTGACCAATTCTTCATGTATAAAAGCAATGGGGAATGGAACGCCTATGATAGGTACTGCTTTGTCAAGCCAATTAAAGCTACAGAAAGCTACATCAAAAAGCCTTTCAGCGAAGAGCCACTTATGGGTATTATGAAGTACCCAAATGATTATCTCTTAACGCAAGGTATCAAAGCTGGTGACATGGTTTGCTTTAGCCCTGACAGTGAATATGAGTTTACTGTCGATGAGGAAAAGCTTTATCGGATGTATGACCATCAAATAACAATCAGATTATGAGCCTAATCACATTTGATAACGTATTAGAAAATCCAAAAGATTATGTATCAGACATTCACCTACACGGTTTTCAGGACGTGGCCGATGGACAGCACGTATTCAAAAACATACAGCCTAGAGGAGACAACGATGACTTTGCCAAATTTGTATCTAAACTATTTCCTGATTATAAGGTAGAGCTTAACTTCGTAAGGAAGTCTCCATTGAATCAGCAGGAGCCTAATTTTATTCATAGCGATGAAATGATGGGAGACCTAACTTGCATATTGTATTTGAATGAGGAGTCTCCAAGTGAAGACGGAACAACAATATACGATGAGGAGAAGAAGCCCTTAATCAGGGTCTATTCTAAATTCAATCGAATGGTTGCGTTTGAATCAAACCTATTGCACTCCAGAAACATATTTGAAAACTTTGGAGAAGAGGAGTCAGCTAGATTAATTCAGGTTGCGTTTTTAAGGTCTAAGTAATGAAAGATATAAAGCTCAGAATTATTGCAGCAGGCTATAAAGCCGTTGATGAATTAATCAAGGTTGCTGAAGAGAGCGTAGTAAAGAGTAAGGATGAGGAGGGTGAACTTGCCGCTGATAGATTAAAGAATGCAGCTGCCACCAAAAAGTTAGCTATATTCGATGCCTTTGAGATTCTAAATAGAATAGAATCAGAGAAGGAGAATTTAGATTCAATTGACAAAGGCATAAGTAGAACAGATACCAAACAAGGGTTTGCAGAGCGAAGGTCAAAACAATAGTCTGTGTAGGGTAGTAAAGGATTATATTCCTCCTGCAGTTATCTCTAACAAGAATAGAGTGATGTCTTGGCTGTACGGGTATAATGAGCAGTACGATGTCATTGTTATATCTAAGAGCGGCAAGATAGGACAGGTGGTAGAGATATCAGGTTTAAAAATTGCGCTTCCTCTTGCTCCTGAAAAGTGTCATCAAAGACACGATTCTAAAGCTGAGCAGTACTGGGAGAGAGAAGATTTGCCAAGAGATTTATTTAGGATTCAATCCATATTTCAATGGAATGAAAAACCAAAGGAGTTTAAAGACCAGTGGGTAGATTACATTGAGCGTGAGTTTGACCGCAGAGAGCAAGGCTATTGGTTTATGAACAATGGTGTGAAGACCTATATCACGGGCTCACACTATATGTACCTACAATGGTCTAGCATTGACGTAGGATACCCTGACTTCCGTGAGGCCAACAGAATCTACTGGATATTTTGGGAAGCCTGCCGTGCTGACCCAAGGTCATTTGGCATGATATACCTAAAGATTAGACGTTCAGGATTTTCATTCATGTCTTCTTCTGAATGCGTGAACATAGGCACTCTTGCACGTGATGCACGTATTGGCATCTTGTCAAAGACTGGAGCCGATGCTAAGAAGATGTTTACCGACAAGGTGGTACCAATTAATAGCCGTCTACCGTTCTTCTTTAAGCCCATCATGGATGGAATGGACAAGCCAAAGACTGAGTTGGCATTCCGTGTTCCTGCTGCAAAGATTACAAAGAAGAATATGTACGAGTCTGACAACAATGAGATTGACGGACTTGATACAACTATTGACTGGAAGAACACTGAAGACAACTCTTATGATGGTGAGAAGCTATTGTTCTTGGCCCATGACGAATCTGGAAAATGGACTAAGCCTGTAAACATCAAAGAGAACTGGCGCGTAACCAAGACCTGTCTACGATTAGGTAGCAAGATTATTGGTAAGTGTATGATGGGTTCGACCTCTAATGCATTGAATAAAGGTGGCCAGAATTTCAAGGACATATACGAAGAGTCTAACGTAAAATACAGGAACGCTAACGGTCAAACTAAGAGTGGCCTCTACGCCTTGTTTATACCCATGGAGTGGAACATGGAGGGCTTCATTGACATCTATGG